GGTGCTACCTGCCCGATTTTGATCAGGCAGTAACGCTGTCGATTTCCAGCCAAGCCCTTACCGAATGAGCGCACAGCTTCTCGCTAAGGTGCGAGGATTGATCAGCCACGCGCTCGATCCGCGCAGCATGGTGGGCTGATGCCTGTTGCTATTACTACTCTTAGAACCACATTAGCCACTGCTCTAGTCGATAACGCTAAGTGGCAGACCTTTGCTTTTCCACCTGCAACAGTCCTTGCTAACTCTGTGATTGTTTCTCCAGATGATCCTTACTTAACACCTAGCAACAATCAGCACATCACTATTAGCCCAATGGCTAACTTTAAGATTATTATGACTGTGCCTTTGTTTGACAATGAAGGCAACCTTAACGGGATAGAAGATACTGTTTGTAGCGTGTTCGCAAAGCTCGCAGCATCCTCTTTGACCTATAATGTAAGCGCGATAAGCGCACCTAGTATTCTCAACGCTGCTTCTGGAGAGTTGCTGTCGTGTGAGATGTCCGTATCAATCCTTACGAGTTGGAGCTAAAATGTCCGAGTGGGAAAAAGAAAACGAAGCCTTCCTGATCAAGATCGGGCAGGTAGCACCATCATCACCTAAGCCAGTAATTAAGAAAGAAGAGGAATAATCTCATGGCTGTATTTCTAAATAACAATGTGGGCGTGAAGATTAACTCTGTTGATCTTTCAGACCATGTAACGGCAGTAACAATTAACCGCGTATTCGATGAACTCGAAGTAACTGCAATGGGTGACACAGCACACAAGTTCGTAAAGGGCTTAGAGTCATCAACAGTAACAATCGACTTCCTAAATGACACAGCAGCAACAAATGTATTGGCAACACTACAAGCTGCATGGGGTACTACTATCACAGCAGTATTTCTACAGACAAAGGGAACAGCAGTCTCAGCGACTAACCCTCTTTACACTGTCTCATTGCTAGTCAATAACACAACAGACATCAATGGTGCTGTTGGTGACATTGGCACACAGTCAATCACATTTACTGCTAACTCAACAGTTGCAGTAGCAACTACAGGCACATTCTAAAAAACTAAACAAAGGGGCTAATGATGGCAAAACTGAAGATCGTTCGTACAGATGGAAGCGTACTAGAAGGCGAGATCACTCCAGCTGTGGAGTACTCATTCGAGCAGTACGCTAAAAAGGGCTTCCACAAGGCGTTCAGGGATGATGAAATGCAGACCTCGGTCTATTGGTTAGCCTGGGAAGTCACTCGCAGGTCAGGTGAAACTGTTAAGCCTTTCGGGATTGAGTTTATTGAGACACTTAAAAGTGTTGAGGTGCTTGACTCAGACCCTTTAGCTTAAAGCGCGATCTTCCATTCACCTATCTAATTGCTAGGCTAAGCATTAGGTTGGGAATCGCGCCACAGCATTTGATAGATCTAGATAAAAACATGCTCGATGCATTAGTGCAAGGGCTTAAGGATGAAGCGAAAGAGGTGAGCGATGCCAGCAAGCGTAAAGGGCGGAATCGCTCTTAGAAAGTCTCTACGCGCTTTCAGTCCTGATCTTGCCAAAGCATTACCTAAAGAGGTTGCAGCAGCTCTAAAGCCCATCACAAAGGCTGCTAAGGGCTATCTGCCAGATGATGGTCAAGTACTAAGCGGATGGTTAGCGCGTGAAGGTTCAGATGCGCGCTTTCCTGTTTATAACGCTAGAATTGTAAAGGGTGGCATTGGTTATAAGACCACACCTTCCAAGCCTAATCGCAGAGGCTTTAGATCTCTTGCTCGCGTATTCAATAAAAGTGCTGCTGGAGCGATCTATGAAACTATGGGGCGTAAAACTCCACAAAGCAGATTCGTACAAAATCAGCAAGGCAAGTATGGATCACAGATGAAGGGCGATGCCAAGATGGAAGGTCGCGCTTTGTTTCGTGCTTATGAAGAAAATAATGGCAAGGCTAGGGATGCAGTGCTTAAGGCTATTCAAGGCGCAGCTAACAAACTAAACGCGAGAGCAAAGGTGTAAATCATGGCTAATGTAATGATTGATATTGCCGCGGAGTTTGTAGGCAATAAAGCCTTTAAGCAAGCAGATACCGCGACACAGAAACTAACAAAGAATGTCAAGCAACTAGCAGGTGCTTTTGGTGTTGCTTTTGGTACTACAGCCGTTCTTGCTTATGGCAAGGCTGCCGTTAAAGCAGCAGCAGCCGATCAGAAAGCACAGCAACAATTAGCTTTAGCTCTTAAGAATGTAGGACTTGGCCGCGATGCTGCTGCATCTGAAGAGTATATCCAGCGACTACAAACAGAGTTTGGCATCGTAGATGATTTACTTCGTCCTGCTTATCAAAGCCTTGCAGTAGCCACAGGCAACACCGAAGAAGCTCAAAGACTTCTAAATCTATCCTTAGACATTAGTGCCTCGACTGGCAGAGACTTAAGCTCTGTTACAGCCGCTTTAAGTCGTGCCTACCTGGGTAATAACACAGCCCTTTCTCGCTTAGGTGTAGGTATCTCTAAGGCAGATCTTAAGGCTAAATCTTTTGAAGAGATTACAAACCAGTTACAAAGCACATTCGCAGGATCAGCGACAGCTGCTGCCAATACCTTTCAAGGTTCAATAGATAAGCTGGCAGTTGCTTCTGCCAATGCTAGTGAGATTATTGGCACTGGGTTGATCGATGCGCTTACTAATCTAGGCAAAGATACAAGCGTTGCAGAGTTAGCAACAAACATGGAAAAGACTGCACTTTACATTGCGGATGTAATTCGTGGCGTGGGAGTCTTGGCAGGTAAGTTAAAAGATCTACCTATCATCGGCAGCGTTGATATTGGCATGATTCCGATTGTAGGCACTTACCTAACATTATTGCGCGAGGCTGGTAAGCAAGCACCAATTCAGAAGGCATCTGATAATTCTCATCTTAAATCATTACAGAATCAGTTTACTGTCACAAAGAAAACTACTGCACAGAATAAGGCACTTACTAAAGAAACTGCTGCGCAATTAAAGAACAAGAAACTTCAACAAGCCATTGACAAAGCTAACCTTGCTCTCAGCAAGGGCGAAGAAGTCTTTGACATGGACAAGATCCAGATTGCAGCAGCTTTAACTAATCAAGCTGAGCAACTTGGCAAGGCAACTACTTCATCACAGGTCTTGCAGATTGCTAATGATACTGCTCGCCTAAATGTTAAGAAGTCTATCCTTGCATTAGAAGATGCCATTGCTTCTAAGGATGAAGCAGCCATTACTGCTGCAACTAACAAACTTAATGCAGATTTAAAGGTCTTAGGCGTATTAGGTCAGCAGAATGTTAAATTGCTAGACATTAAATCTATTCTTGATACTCTAGTGCCTAAAGACTTAATCAATCTTGCTAATTTAGAAGATGCTATTGCATTACTAAAGCAAATCCAAGTTCCTTCTTTTAATGGTGGCGGCGGATCATCAGTAGCAGATAGATTGACTAATTTCCCGGGATCGGCTGCTAGTGCATTTACTTCTCTAACTCCAGAAGAACAAGCAACTCTAGGCGGCTACACTCCATTTGTGGGATCCATCGTGCCATCTACTGGCATTGACTTTACTGGTGGATCTGGGGCGGGTATGGGTAACAATGGATCAGGCTCACAAGTGCCAGCAGGCGTAAGCATTACAGTTAATACTGGTATCGGAGATCCTAACGCTATTGCTGAAGCAATCGATCAGGTCATTAACGATGCAATCAATCGTGGCACACTCAGAGGCGGAGTATTCACAGCGTGACATGGCTTCCAGAATGGCGAGTAACAGTTGGAGATGATGTCTACACCAATGTTACTTCTGTTTCTTATTCAACAGGCAGAGTAGATATTGATCGCCAGCCAACTGCTGGTTACTGCCGAGTAGAAATTATTAACACTACTGGAGCAGATTTCACAGTCAATGTAACAGAGCCAGTAACATTAGAATTAAAGAACTCAGCAGGCACTTACATAACTGTATTCGGTGGAGAAGTATCAGACTTTAACATTGGTGTGCGAAGCCCAGAGGATTCAGGTTATGTCACCACTGGCACAATCTTGGGCATAGGAAGCCTCTCAAGGCTCACCAAGGCTGTTTATAACACAGCCCTAGCAGAAGGTTTAGATGGCGCACAAATTGCCGCTATCTTGGGCTCAGCTCTCAATCTGTCATGGGCAGAGGTAACACCAACAGTTACATGGGCAACTTACCCTGCAACAGTCACATGGGAGAACGCTGAGTCCTATCTAGGTACAGTTGACTCTGGTACTTACACCATGATTGCCTTGGCGGCTAGTGAAACAGCAAAGAGCCAAACCCTTGTAGATCAGATTGCTACAAGCGCATTAGGTCAGATCTACGAGAACAGATACGGCAATGTCAATTATGACGATCAAGACCATCGCTCAGAGTACCTAGCCACATACGGCTATACCTTGCTGGATGGATCTTATGCAAGCCCTAACACTATAAAAAGCACTACACAGATTTCACGCATACGCAACAGTCTTATCTATAAGTACGGCACAGCCTACGGCTCGACCTATAGCACATCTGATGCAGACTCTATTGCTACTTATGGGCTTTATGAGCGTTCTCAGGATTCCAATATCAAATCTCTTGCTAACATCACTGCAATCGCTGGACGAGAACTCACCTTGCGTAAGACTCCTCGCGGTCAATTAGAAACTATATCTTTTAGATTAGACAACACATCAATGACTAATGCGACTAGAGATAATCTAATCAGTGCCTTTTTTGGTCAGCCAGTGTCTATTACTAACCTGCCTTCTAACATGTTTGGTGGCACATTCGATGGCTTTATCGAAGACATTACAATGAAGGCAACTCCAACATATGTAGACATAAGCCTTTATGTTTCTCCAGCTGCTTTTAGCCTTCCAGCAGTTTACGGTGACTACACACTAGCTCAAACTATTGTCGATGATGGAGTTACTACATATACAGTTCCTGCTGGAGTTAATCAGATCGCTGTGTTTGCTGTGGCCTATGGTGGAGCAGGTAGCACTGGAGGCAATGGATCATCTGGATCATCTGGAATAGGTGGCTCAGGTGGTGGCGGTGGTGGAGCTGTTGGTTTCTGGAATTATGATGTAGTACCTGCTCAGACCTACTCTGTCAATTTAGACACGAGCACTCGTCGAGTAAGTTTCGGATCTCTAATATCTGTCAGTGGTGGAGCCAATGGCAGCACAGGCGGCGGATCAGCAGCTAGTGGTGGACTATATTCAATAGATCCAAGTGTCGTTTACTATGCAAGTGCTACAGGTACTCCATCGGGTGCAGGGGGTGCAGCAGTAACAGGCACAGGCAATGGCAATACAGGGCAGAATGGATTTGGTGCAGGTACTACATCATAATTCCAGAAACC